ATGGCCTTCAGCGGGGCCGGGGGCCAGAGCGTCGTCAACTCAGACCCCTTCCAGGCAAACACGAGCAGCAGCGCCACGGCGATATACCTCAATGGAATCTTCACTGGTCGCTCCCGTCCACCAGGGCAAGCGTCAGGATGTCGATCGCGTTTCGCTGGTCTTGGTTCAGGCACCCCGTCCGCAGCAGCCGCAGGCGAACGCTCTGGAGGTCGTCCATGACGGTGGAGTAGGACGGCTTCACCGTGGCCGCAGCAGGCGTCGGCAGCGACGGCCGGCGGGCCGCCAGCCAGCCGGCCACGACGCGGAGCGTGGGCCACGCCACGATGACCGTTGCCACGGCGAGAGCGGCGAGTTGCGGGTAGGTCATGCCTGCACCTTGCCGACGATCCAGGTGAAGAAAGCCTGCCCTTCCGGCGTCTTCAGCAGGGCTTCCAGATGAAAGAGGGCTTCGTCGTCCAGTTCCGTGCCACTCTTGCCAGCGGCCCACTGAAGCGTCTTCACGACGGCGACGGCCTGGTCGTGCGGCGTCTCGGCCGTCACGACGGCCTGGAGCCTCCCAAGCAGCGGCGCCCACTCAGCGAGCAGCTTCAGCTTCTCGAGGATGGGCAGGTTCGCACCGTACAGGTCTTCAGGTCGCTCTTCCATCTCGCATCTCCTTATGCTTGGCGTCGTACAGAAATCGCAGATACGCTGGCGAGGCCGTCCGGCCCCGGCTTGTCAGTTTCCCCCAGTGACTCGGCGGCGGTTCCGGCACCTTGTTCATCAGCGGCGGCGTGTCGTCGCCAATCCGCCGATCAAAATCCCTCTTCTCGATGGGTGTGCGGTCGTCAATCACCGTGAACGGTCCATTGCATTAGGTCGTAGGCGTCGTCGAAACACACCCGCACGATCTCGCCGGCCTCGGAGCGACCCAGTTGGCGGTCGAACTTCCAGAGTTCATCCTCGAGGATGTCGTCACCCTTCTTGAGGATCAGCCGCGCCTCCTTGGTTCCGATGATCAAGCGAAGCTCGGCTGTCATTCATTGTCGTGTCCTGTCGGCTCATTCATTCTAGCAGTCCGCGCGGCCTCTAGGCGGGCTTCCCGCTCCGTCTGCGTCCAGTTAGCGCGGATGCGGGCCGTCTCCAGCCGAATCTGCTCCGGCGTGGGCAAATAGAACTCAGGCTCCTCGCGGTGGCCCAGCCCCAGCGACGTCGCGAACGTGCGGACGGCGTCGGGCGTCATCGCCATCTCCTCGCAGATTTCGGCGAACGTCGAGTCGCCGGCCCAGAGGCGGTGCAGCTTCCGCTTCTCGTTGGCCCGTCGCCTATTCCGTGCGATCTCTTCGTCGGTGAGTCGCCTGCGGTTGGTCATTTCAGATAAGCGAAGTACCTGGAGCCTGGATTGACGAAGAGCTGGTAGCCAGCCTCGTGCATCCGGCGATGCAGCGGAACGTGCTCGCAGTCTTCGCCGGAATACTCGACGCCGGGGGCGAGGATCGCCTCGGCCATGTAGACGGCGAGGCCGCCGAACGCCGAATTCATCGGCACCGGCGGGGCGCCGACCGGGAACAGGAGCATGGAAAACCAGCCAAAGCCGATCTCCTCGCGGCGGTCGCGCCACCAATTGAGCCTAGCAGCCCACGAATCGTATTGGGCGATCCGCGGCGGGGCGTCTGGGGCGGTGTGCTCGGCGTAGAGCGAGAAACTCGCCATGCCCGCGGGGCGCTGCGTGGCCTTGGCGGCGAGCCACGCGATCGAATTGAAGATGCCGTCTGGCGAGAACCCGCCGTGGGGGTCGAGGTCGAGCACGATCACCCAGGTCACGCCGGGGGCGTTGGCCCGCACCCACTCGAGGCACTTGTTCCGGCAGCCCGCCAGCCGCACCGTCCGCTCCGGCTCAAAGCCGCGGGCGTCGGGGCCGCCCAGCGTATCGTGCTCCACCGTCAGCCACGGGTGGCCGGCCGCGAACGCATCCAGGTAGGCGTCCGTGCCGTCCGTCGAGTCGTTCTCGTAGACGTACATCCGGCACGAGCGAAACTGCGGTACCGCCTCCGCGACGAGCCGCAGCGTGGTTTGTAGGTAAGGCATCGCGTTTCTCGCGATCCCGACGATCACGGCGTCTCCCTGCCGCGCCGCCTCCTTACCGACCGCAGTCATGCGGGCGTAGGAATCCTCGAACTCGGCGTCCACCGGCCAGAATTCTTCAAGTCGCACAGAGCCTCCGTATCTCCGCGAGGCGGTCGGGGTACTGCGTCACATGGCGAAACGCCGGGGCATCGCCGCGGCGGCGGTCGGAGGGATGATCGTTCCACCGTGCCGGCAGAAACTGCGTCCGGTCATGCAGCTCCGTCGCGGCCTCGAGCGTGGCGTGCGGCCAGCCGTCAGTCAGAGTGATGGCATACCCCATCATCGACATCACCGCGGCCTGCTCCCACCAGGGGTGATCCAGAAAACCGTCGAGCATCCGATCCCAGGCAAACTGGAGCCACGGAGCCATCTCCCGCGTGACGAGCCAGACGCCGCAGTTCGGGACGAGGCCGCACTCCGTCTCATGCTCGACGAGTGCCTGCCAGGCGTCGGCCTCCAGACGGTCGAAGATGTTCTCCGTCTGGTCTGCGATCACGACGTCGGCGTCGAGCCAGAGCACCCGCTCATGGTCAACGAGGGCCATGCCGATGGCCGGAACCTTCATCCACGACGGTGGCGCGGCCTTGCCGCCTAGGTTCGCGCAGCCGAAGCCGAGGCCGTGCCGCTGGGCATACGCCTGCATGACGGGCAGTGTGTGCGCCGCCATCTGGGCGTGCTCGACCCCGCTCCAGCCCGTCAGCACGAGGTCACTCATTCTTTCCACCCGATAAAGAGGTGCCGCCCCTTGGCGTCGCTCGTCGCCTCCCAGTCGGTGAAGCGGTTGATGAGGTCGTCCTGGTACTCGCTGCCCAGCCGCTCCCAGTCGTGGATCGCGAGAATCTTGGCGATCTCGGCGCACGCCATGTATTCGTCGGCAGCCGCGTCGCCGTGGGTCGCGTCGTGAAAGACGAGGTCGAACGTGTCGCCGGCCCGCCGGCACTGCGCGAGGTAGGCCGCGGCGTCGTTCTTCACCGGGTAGATGTTTTTGAGTCCAAGACTTTTCCAGTATTCGACGCGCTGTTCCTGCGGGACGGTGTCGCACAGGTCAACGCTCACGACGCGGGCCAGCGGGTTGGCGAGGGCCAGCGCAGCCGTGGAGAAACCCTGGTGGCTGCCGAGTTCAAGGATCGACGAGCACTTCGAGGCGACAAACGCAAGTTTTTGTATATGCCCCCGCCAGGTGGTCATCGGGTGCGAATCGTCGATTGCCAGACAGAATTGATTGATACCGCTCATCCGAGTCCCTCCAAAAATGCTTTCGCATCGCCCGCCGACCGAACGACGGCCACGGGGCATCCCTGCCCAATCAACTCACGCATCCGATGCTCTTGAATCCGCGTCGGCTCCTCGCCGGGGCGCTTCGCCTCGAGCCAGACCGCACGGCCCCCCTTGATGCACAAAACATCGGGCAGGCCGGCAACGGAAAACTGGCTGCCGTGGTTTTTCATCACCCAGTACCCCATCGACCGGGCCACGGCCATGACGTTGTTCACAATCGTCTTTTCGAGCGGCGGTTTCTTCACTCATGAATTGTCTTGATTTGTCGGATTCAGTCCAGAGTGTTTTCCGCGAACGCGCAGACCCGGCCGTCGTAGGCGTAGGACGGCAGCCGCCACGGGCGGGCCGACGGGCCGACGCGGCGTTTTTCCCGTTCGTCGTCGCTCCACTTGGCCTGCACCTCGGCCTTGCGGGCCTCGAACTCCTCCGGCGTGATTTCCTCGTCGTCGTGGCCGTCGCGGGCTTTCGCGCTCTGAACGTGCGTCCGTCGGCGCAGCCGGTGGTTGCGGCCCAGCGCGTAGAACTGGTAGCGGCTTACCCCCAGAGCCTCGGCGGCCTCGGTGTTAGACATCTGGCTGTACCAGACCCGGTACAGGTCGGCGGTGCTGAAATCGGGCTTAAGACGCATCATCCCCTCCTTGGTTCCACGACTGCATCAGCTTGAGCGACAGTCGCTCAACTTTGTTTTTCAGACTGGCGTTCTCGCTCCAGAGCCGGCCGAGTTGCCCGTTTTTCATCGCCCGCTCCAAGGCCAACTCAGACTCCAGGCGGTTGGCCCGACGCACCGCCCGCTCGAGCCCCCGCTGGTGGCCGCGGCAGGCTTCCAGGGTGCGGTAGTAGCGGAGTTCGTACTCGCTGGCGAGGGCCGCGAGCCGCTGGAGTTCGGCCTGGAGAAACTCAATTTCATTCATCGGCGGCCATCCCTAGGACGAACTTGTTCAACTCACGGGCGTACTGCTCGATGGACTCCTTCATCAGAAACGTCGCCACGGCTAGGCCGTCGGCATCGGCTTCCTTCGCGAGCTGGCCCGCCTGCTCGGCGCCCTCGCAGACCGTCCGCAGGACGTTCTGCATGGCGATGAGCCGCACGATGATGTCGGCCCGCTCTTCGTCGGTCATTACACTCGGCGCCACTGCCCGCCCTCCTTCTCAAACAAGGTCGGCCACAGCCCGGCCCGGCGGGCCACGAGCAGCATGTGCGGGTGGAAGACGGCGACCGTGCCGCCGTTGTCGTGCATGGCGGCAGATTGCAGGCCAGAGGCAGCGAAAGCTGCGATGCCGCGCAGGCGGTATGGCTTGGCGACGTAGGCTTCAAGGGTGTCGTAGAGCGTGTCGTCTACAAACCACCGCTCAGTCCGCGCCCAGCCGACGATCTCGCCGTGATCTTCGACTAGGGCGATGTGGCCGTCGGTGGGACCGGGGCGCGACTCGCCGTAGAGCCACGAAGTCAGCTTCCTACGGAAGTCGCTGGCCGGCTTGGTCAGGTGGTCGCGGACGTAAAACGCCGTCGGTGTCGCCAGTTCAGAGGCGGTGAGGATGGTGCAGGTCATGCCACGGCCCTCGCAATCCTCGCCTCGGCGATCTTGGCGTACTCAGGATTCAGCTCGCACCCGATGCCGCTGCGGCCCATTCGGGCAGCCACGGCCAGCGTCGTGCCGGAGCCGGCGAACGGGTCGAGGATCGTGTCGCCTGGGTTGCTCGAGACGCCGATGATTCGCTCGACAAGTTCCTCCGGCAGTTGCGTTGGCACGCCGGCCACCCGCTCGCGGAACGTGCCGCAGACGCGGTTGACCTGCCAGACGTCGCCCATGATCTTGCCGGCCGGATTGGCCCGCTTGTCGCCGTACTTCGCCTGCCGCGCCGACGGGATTGTCACCGCCTCCGCATTGAACGTGAATCGCTTCTGATTCTTGACAGCGTAGTAGATTGGCCGCGAGCACCGGCCGAACTTCTTCTGGCAGTAGACGCCGAATGTCTCGTGCCAAGTGATCCGGTTGCGGACGGTCATGCCGGCGTTCTGAATGGCTATGTCGATGAACGCGCCGTATTCCTGCCCGCTGATGATCCAGAGCGACCCGTGGGGCTTCAGCAGCCGATAACACCAGCCGATCCACTCCTCGCACCAGAGGTCGTAGTCGCGGCGGCGATCCGAATCCGGGCCATAGCCATAGTCGATGCCGATGTTGTACGGCGGGTCGGTGACGACGAGATCGACGCTCTCTCGCTCAAGCGTTGGCAGGGACTCAAGGCAGTCGCCGGGGAGGATGGTGCAGGTCATTCACCACCCACCCTTCAACGGCTTCGTCCGAAAAAACCCGCGATACTCCGGGTGCTCGTCCATGAACAGCCGCGCGTAATACGCGATGAAGTTGTTGCTGATCTTGAAGTCGCCGCCCATCGTCTCGACCGTCGTCTCCCAGCGGATGCGGTTCACGATCAGCCAGGCACTCAATTTGCGGTGGCCGCGGTCGATCGCCTCAAACGTAAACCGCTTGAACAGGTCGTAGACCTGCGGGTTGGCACTGTGCCAATCCAGCCACCGTTGCCGCTCTGTGGAGATTTCGATGAGCATACTATGCGTGGCGTGTAGCCAAATGGATGCGATACCCAAGCCACGCCATGCACGGCACGGCCATGCTGTTGCCGAGGGCACGGTAGCGCGGGCTGTCTGCGGCGCGCTTGTTTCTGAACGGGACGTCCGTATGGCCGTCTGGGAACCCCATGAGCCTCTCGGCCTCAGTCGGTGTGATGTAGCGGAGCAGGCACGGGTCATATGGGCTTGCGTCAGCGTCTGCCCACTCCTCTATCGCTCCGCACGAACACTCGTGGGCGTGGCAGCCGTGCACCTGGCAGACGTAGTCGTCGCAGCACTCGCACTTCACCCATGCCGGTGCGAGCACCGCCGGGAACCTGTTCTTCTCAGGAAGGCACTGCTTCTTGTAGAGCACCGCGTCGAGCGTCTGGCTCACTCCTGACCCGTCCCACCAGACTCCAGAATCGGAAGAAGCGAGATCGCCTTCTCTACCGTCGCAATCGTGATTCCCTTTGATCGGAGACGCCTTGAAATCCCCCCCCCGGCCCTCGTCGTCAAAAAGTACGGAGCGAGGTGCATCCCAGTCTCCAAGGCACGCGACAACGAAGACGCGACGGCGTCTCTGGGGTACTCCGAAGAACTTTGCGTCCAGAACCCGGTAGGCGACCCCGAACCCGAGTTCAGCCAGCGCCCCGATGATGGAACCAAAATCCCGTCCTCCGTTTGTTCGCAAAACACCCGGCACGTTTTCCCAGACGACCCACTTCGGCTGCATGGCCTGGGCGAGCTGGACGAATCGCAGCGCGAGGTTTCCTCTTGGGTCTTCGAGCCCACGCTGGAGCCCTCCGCGGCTGAATGACTGGCAAGGCGTCCCGCCCACGAGAAGCTCAACTGGTCCCTGTCCATGCAGCATCTCCTCCGTGATCTTCGTCATATCCCCGAGGTTTGTGAATCCGTAGCGATGCTCGACTACAGCCGCTGGAAACGGCTCAATCTCGCTCGTCCACGCGCACTCCCATCCAAGGGGCTGCCACGCCACATGGACCGCGCCGATGCCGTCGCAGACTGAAGCGTAGCGCATCACTTCCCCATCACCTTCCTAATCCACTCCCGAAACAGGCTCACCCGCGTATGCCCCATCTCCTCGCCGCGCTTGCTGCGAAGCGGCCCGCGGTCAGCCATCGTGAATGACGCGATCCCGACGAGCCGGCCCTCTCGGCCAGCCGAAAACATCGGCCCGCCGGAGTCGCCGGGAGAGATGCAAAACTCCAGCGGCGACGAGCCGCCGGCCGTGCAGACGATGATCCCTCGCTCGTGCCGCTCAACGACGTTCGTCCCGGCCCGCAGGCGGCCGTCGGAATCCGTGTAGCCCGTCCCCAGCCGCCCATGCAGGCCGTAGCCGGCGAGCGTCACGGTGTCGCCGGGGGCGGCATCGCGTTCTGTAGCCAATGGCGGGTAGTAGGCGAGGCCGAACGGCTCGGCCACGCGGAGGAGGGCGATGTCGTTCCAGCCGAGTTTGCCAGAGTCGAAATCGGGGTGGACGACGATCTCGACGGCTTCGTGCTTCTTGTCGATCACGGCACAGTCGGCGTCGTGAACCACATGGCCCGCCGTGATCGCCCAGTGGTCATCGATCACCGTCGCCGTCGCGTAGGCCACGCGGCCGTCGGTGCCGGTGACGGCGATCCGACGAGCGTAGGGGGCGAAGGACGCGGCGTAATCGACGTATACCGAATCTGGTATACGTTCATCCGTCGTGCCGGCGAGGGCAGCGGATGACACGGCGATAGTGAGTGCGATGTGTTTAATCATTTGTCGTACACCCACTCGTACACGGCGAACTCCATCGCGAACTGCTCAAGCCCTGCCGGCGCTTTCCCCCTGCGGAATCCTTGCAGCGAGTAACTACCACCGCGCATGCGAATGCTGCCCTTTATGTCTGCGGATGCCACGGAGTGATGCCTATCTCCATCAAGCGGGCCGCCGTAATAGATAGGCCACACATATGAACCGTTATGAGTCGGCGATAGCGATTCGTAGTCGATCACCTGTCCCTCGTCATGTACGGGATGAGAGTGACGTAAAACGCGGCCCCCGCGATGACGAGAACCGTCGCGGCGTTTGCCCATGTGTTGAGCGCGGCGTCGATGGTCATCGCTTCACAAGCTCCGTGCGGACGATTTTCGTCGTCTTCGGCGCGACGATCGCCAGGCGAACCGCCCCGTCCACAATCCGCGTGACGATGACCTCGATGTCCTCGCCGATCTTGATGCGCTCTCCGCGCCTTCTCGTCAAAACGAGCATGTGCTGACTCCTTTCAGCGAACTTGGTAGTAGCGGCTTCGGAGGTGACGCTCTTCGTCACTCCACTGCTTTTGCAGGCGTTTACACGCGACGATGATCTCGAGCGGTTTCGGGTCCGGCGCCCGCACACTGGGGCCGCCGCGGTGGCCGAGGTTCTCTTTGAGCGACGTCTTCATCGGACACTCCTTTGTCGTGTTGAGTAGGCTAGCGTTCCGACCTGTTCTTGGCAAGCCACGTTTCGCAGGCGGCTTTTACCGCTGGCCGCTTGTGCTCTTTCGCCGCCCAGACGACGTACTCAAGGCCGCGAGGCAGTGCCACGGCCTCGTCGATGGACAGTCCGCTGAACCGCCCGTCTCGGAAGACGAACTCGTCTTCCTTCGGCTCGAGGTGGCCCTTGACCACCGGCACCCACTGAGCCGTGTTGCAGAAGCAGCATTGGATGAGCCACTCGCCGTGCTCCTCGTGGAGGATGTCGTGGGCGGTGCCGCGGCAGGTGCTATCAGCGCATTCGTGGCCTTCGTCGAGGGTGCCGAGGGCTTTGATGGCCCGAACGGGCTGATTCCCTTTATATAAATAGGGCTTTTTTTCGGGTTCCTGAACTTCGGCCTGGGGGGGTACGACCTTTCTGCGCGGCTTCTTGGCGGCCGTGGGTTCGGTCGGCGTCACATCGAAAAGCGTATCCATGCTGTGTCTCCTTTCAGACTGGGATGTCCATGCGGCACCGCTCACGGGGGTCGTGAGCGACGATCAGTTTTCTCTTGGCCCTAGTCACGGCGACGTATTCGATCCGCCGCTCTTCGTCGGCACGCTCATCGCTCCGCTCGGCACTGTCGCGGACGCGGCGGCCGACGCTTGAGAGGATGATGACGTTGTCGGCCTCCATCCCCTTGGCGGAATGGATGGTGCCGATGCGAATCCGGGGGCTGCTCACAATGCCCAGACCCCACCGCTTCGCGGCCTTCTGCCACCGGCTGCCGCCGTCCACAAGGTCGCTCCAGCCGCCGCTGGCGATCTTCTCCCGCAGGTGCTCGGTCGCGCCGACGGCCTCGAGGTCTTCTGGGAACAGCAGGTCGAACCTGTCCTTCCCACCCCGCGTCCACTGGGATTTCGCCCCCATCACGAGCCACCGCTTCTCTTGGCCGCCCTCCGCGGCCTTCTTCACGGTCGCTGACGGCAGGAGGTCGATCGCCTGGGTCCACTCCTCCGCGGTTGCCGGCTCGCCGTTCTGGAGCTTCCACAGCCCCGCCATGCCGATGTCACGGTTGTATGCCCCCTGCTTCGCCTTGACCCTGCGGTACGGCACACCGACCTCATCCAAGATCGTCGCAATCTTGGAAACGTGCCGATTCGTCCTGGCGATGACGAGCGTCTCCTGGTCCGGCGTCAGATCACTCAGATCGTCCTCGTAGTTGCCGCTCTCAATGACCTCGCCGTCGTGATCGGCCGGGAGGATGCCGCGATCCCAGTAGCCCTTGCTGAGTTGCTGGAGGCACCGCTCGCCGAGCTGGAGGATCGGCTTCGCGCAGCGGTAGCTCTTGGGCATGATTTCTTGTCGTGTAGCCTCCCAGCCCATGAAAAACTCGCTGGAGGCACCAGCCCACGAATACAGCACCTGAAAGGGGTCGCCGACCAGCCACGCCCATCGGCAGGAGTCTCCTGTAACGAGCCGCCGGCAGGCCAGATCAAGCAGTCGGCTCGCATCCTGCGCCTCATCGAATATCCAGCCGACAACACCGTCTGGCACCGCCCCCTCCGGCGTGACGAACTCCGGCCCGGTGGCTGGGTCATTCTTGACGCCGACGAACCGCGACAGCATATCCGTGAAGTCAGTTCGGTTGTCGAGCCGCTTCGCGGCCTCATACAGATCGATCCGGCGGATCACCTCATCGGCTGGCGGCGCGTCATCCACGAACTCGTAGGCGGCCTCGGCAATCTGCCGCAGCGGCACGACCATGCTCCTGGCGAGGCTCCAGTAGTTCAACGCCGCCGCCGCCACCGGGTCGCCCGTGTAGATGCCGACGCCGCCCTCGGCGTCATCGTCGATGCAAAACGACACCGACGAGTCGAGAGCCTCGCTGATCCACTGGTCATCGGCCTTGCTGCCACCCAGCACCTCGCCCTTGCTGATGCCCAGTTGGCGATACGCGACGCTGTGGGCCGTCCTGAACCACCCGTGCTGCTCCAGTTCCTCCTTTCGCATCCCCCAAGCCTCGGCAGCCCGCCCAGCGGCCTCTGAGCGGGCCGCTCTGGTGAAGGACGAGAAACCGATGGCAAACGGGTTGCCGCCCACCTCTGGCCTCGCCAGGGCTTTCTCGGCCGTACCGATCATCAGCCGCGTTTTCCCCGTCCCGGCGCCACCGATCGCCCTCAAAACCTTCAAATCTGACACGAAATCCTCCTTGATCCCCCACATGGCGGGGCGTAATTTGGGTAATTTGAGATTTCCCGTCCACAAAAACCGCTTTACTTGTGGATTTTTTGTGGCCTGGACGGGGATTTCCCGTCTTGGCCGAAATTATGCGGACACACTAAACCCTTACTGCTGCTGGACTTGCGACTCAAGACGCGGAATCCGGACGTTTTCGCGAATTTTTTTGCCACAATTTTTTTCGCTTATCCCCGTATTATGCGGACACTCTTCCACGGCCCCGCCGCCGGCCGCGAACTCCTCCACGGCCTCGATCCAGTCGGGCGTGAAAATGACGTAGGAGAGCTTCG